TAGGTATCACAGTCATCGTGTCCCTGGCGCGCCAATTTGGCACCCCATGGCTCGGTTCAGGCGAAGGCGCCCTACCGGTGATCGGTTTGAGAACTGGTACGATTCTTGGTATTAACCCCAAGCGGTAGACGGGTCGCATCAACGTGACAACTACTTGTTATGTTGTTCGCATCATTTATCCCCTTTACAGGGAGTCCAGAGTTTCCCCTGGAGCCCCAGTGGCTCTCGGCACCCAAACTCAATTGGTCATGCTTACCCACACACCGGGCGACACTACTATTTTGCATCAACTATAATTGTTGCGAATTAGCTTCGTCTTCGTATCATCAAATTAATCATCAGCCCGAACAAGATTCTAATGACGCAAGGAGAAGCGTCCAGATGGACGCGATCTCTTGGCATCCTCTTCCAGTTCTTCGGAAGAGCTCGCGGAACGCGAGGGAATCTTGCGAGTTGCCTTAGCAACCTCCTCCAGTTTCGCCGACAGCCTAGCAGCTGCAGCGGGACGAGAGAAGGAGATCGGGCAAAACTCCTCCAACTCGATGACAGTCTCCATATAGAGAATGCCACCGATTTCCTCTCCCGGAGCCTCAGTGTCTGTCAAACAGGCACAGACGCCCCAATCAGAGAATCGCTCGGTGAAACCACCGAATGTGTTGGAAGGATCGGAGTATGTGTAGTAGAGTGTATCATCCATGAGATGAGAAACATCCATGGACCACTGCTTCCAAGGCATAAAAGCCACGGAATCGGAAACTGAGAGCAAATCGCTCGAAGTAGCTCCCGAGATCCACAAAGCTGGATGCAAAGGATCTTCAGCGAAAGCGAAGACCAATCGGCCATTGGCCGTTGCTTTAGCTTGTGGTTCATAGTGGAACACACACTTCTTCACTCTGTATCTCACAAAAGCACTGGCAATCAAATCCCAAACAGGCGAAGTATACTCCGCGTCTGAGACGGTGCCAATGCTATTGGTCCCTTGGGGATGGGTAAGGTTCAATTGAACCGCCGTCCTTGCAGGACCAGTTGAGAAGGGAAGCAACGACGCAAAACCTTGGTTTTCCGCCGCGGTCGAGAGAATCTGGAAGGCCGGAGCACATGTGTGCATACGGATTCCGTTCTTCGACTGAGTGAAGTACGTATACTGTTGTAGGTCCTCAGACACTGCAACAGGTGCGCCCTTCATTACAGGCGCCCGTCGGCTAGCTTTACGGCGCCGACGAGACCGTTGATTTCCTTTCGGATTTGATGCTGACATTGTTTAGTATTGGATCCAACACCCGTCAGAAGGTGTCCGGCCGTTCATCATCATCTACTCGCAGAATCACGAGCTAGGTCGTGCGGTCTGTCGACGTTCGTCTAATTTCTTAGATTTTAGTACGTAAATGTTTACAAATCCACGCTCTGGGACGGAGCGCTTCCTAAACGTTTTGGCCTATGAGGATGATGACCCAATGGATGTTTAACGTCTTCCCAGACGGCAGATGTTTAACGTCATCTCTGACGGGATCCGGCTCGTACCGTAGCGAAACGTTCTAACTGCTAGAAGCCGGAATACAATGATCAATTGTATTCCATAGAGGTTTCGCTGGAATAGCTGCGGTAGCCACTCGGAATCGTTGGTTCTGATGGTTGAGTATTTTCTTCTTCGACATAGGTTTCTCCTTGTGTCGAAGAGCTTCGGAAACGAAGAGACGGATAAGATGCGTATCAGAATCGAAAGGTTTCTGATTAAGCACCCACGACTTACACATGAGAGATCTTTTCATGTATAAATCCTGCAGAGCTTCTGCGTCTTCTAAGAAGGGCAGAGGCCCATGCACGGGGCGTCCGTCGATGAGCCAGCTTTCTACGGCCGGACTCATCTTGAGAGCATGCTTTACAGCCTGCTCGCACGCGGTTGGGGCAGAGCCTATCTTCTCGATAGCTCGCTTACGCATGGGGTTCCGCGCAAAATAAGTTGCAACCCGACGTTGGTCGGTTGTAATCTTAACTTCGCGTCCCTCGCCATTCTTAAGGCCAAGACCTCCTAGCTCCTTATGAACGAAGTAGTTCGGAACGTAATTACGTCCACCTCTACCTCGAACCTTCGGAAGCTGAGACTTTAGTGTCTTAAGAAAGTGCCGACGGCCGGTCTTCGCGACTCGACCTTCGATGCGTCCCAGATCTTCCCAGATCTGGCCCGATTGCGTAATCAATCTTCGCGGCTCAGACTTAACCCGATGTCCAATCGCAAGAGCGCGATTGTAATAAGGCACAGTCGAGCCTCTCTTAGAGAGAACCGAATTGATCAGCGTCCACTTCTTATGTACATAAGTTTTAGACTCATTAACGACCAAACCCGTCATAGCGCCATAATAGCGCCAGTCGGAGTAGGATCGATATTGACCCTGAAACAGGATGTCATCGCCGTTCACCAAGAGGCGAGAGCGACAGAGCTCGCCCAACGTCTCGACGTCGAACAAGCACACATAAGTACTCAAGTTAATCAAACAAAGGATAGGAAAGCTCAATGGGTGGCCCATAAGCTGACCGCGGGTCTGCTTAATCCTTTGCCCATCAGGATACTCTACCCAGGCACCTTGGAGACTCGCAATAGCGCGCTCACCCAATAGTGTGCCACTAAGGCCGCAATTTTCGACAATTCGGTTGATTACCAACGCAGTGGCGTCCATATTCATGGCGTCGGTTGCATTAGAATAATCTCCCGAAATGAAGTAATCACCGCGGTCCTTATAGCCTGGCCCATACATACGTTCTTGTATGCGCTCTTCGATGTTATCACACATCGTCGAAAACGGCATGGTAGACCAACGATTCAACATAAATCGTTGCAGTGGCCGGAGTCCGGTGTAAAGGTCCCCTCGACCTTTTGTGATCACACGGAATTTCCCGGGTTCTGGGATAGCCTGATACTTGACAGAATTATCTTCAGTCAAAGATGTCTCAAGACAGAACTCGCTTTGAAGCCTAGAAACTTCTTCAGCGCGAACTGCTTGACCCATCGGTATCTCCCATCCTAGAGAACACTCAGCGTGCGCTCCTCCTTCCTTCTTAGACTTTGAGAAAGTCGCAGAATAGGTGGGGACGCAGGGCCCTGGTACGAACTTCGTACCTGGAGGAAAAACCATATCCACAGTCTCCTTCAAATATGCCAAAAACATAGGCGAAGAAGTCGCGGAAGTTTGCATAAGATCACGGTGCTTCACCATCGATGCACGTTCAAGGTTATCTGACATTTTAAGCCAGCATCTCTTGGATTCGTAAATCGATCGGATCAGCATCATCGAGCGTAAACGACCAGTATTTGCCCTGGCACAATGCCTGAGCAAAATACGTTTGGTTTGGCCCTTTACGAGAACGAGCTTATCGCTTATGGGCTTCATGGTTGCAAGAGCATGAAGTACGATAAAATCGTTCTTAAACACCTTCTCCATCTTGTCATCACAAGCGAGATCGATACATGCAAGGGTCAGTTCTTGCATCTCTCGCCTCAGCTTGTGAAGCACACCAGGACGGACCTCGCCAACAAACAAGGCGAACACCTCCTGGAACGCGGCTACTGCCGCAGCTGCACGACGAACTGCATCACGCAGGTCGCCGCTGGAAGATTCGTTCTCTACGTTCTTCTTACGACGTTTATCATCAATTGCAGACAAGATGTCTTTAAACCGATGGACCGGTTGGTCACCCGAACTTTTGGTACCCTTACCATTAGTCTCGCGTAGGATCAATCGCTTGACAGAAGCAAGGGGGGTCTCGAAAGAGACAACTCTTGTGGAGCCACGAGGCGAACTAGTTTCGTTACAGTTCGT